AGCGTGAGCGTCGGCGACAGCGGGCCCGACGAGCCGCCGGAGCTCGAGTACTCCTTCGGGTTGGCCAGGATGCCGGCGAAGATCGACGTGCCGTTGGTGATGGCGCCGCCGACGGACGCGACGCCCGTGCCGTTGGCCGCCGTGTAGGCGTAGCCGATGACGTTGGGTTCGGCACCGCCGGAGTTGATCGGGCGGCGCACGACGCGACGCGGGCCGTCCTTGCTGAACTCGCCGACGACGCCCAGGCCGTAGGTGATGTTGACGGTCGATTGGAAAGCGGTCATCGCTTACTCCCCCTGCAGGAAACGGGTGACGAAGTCGCCGCCGCCGGAGCTGGAGTCCATGGCGACGGCCGTGGTGGCCTTCTTGGCCGACGGCGCGACCGCGGCGGCCAGGTAGCCGCTCAGCACCGCCGCCTCCTGGCCCGCGGCCGCCTTGATGCCCAGCTTCTTGACGCCGTAGGCGGCGACTTCGGCTTCGGTCATCTCGGCGTGGTCGAAGGTGCCGATGTGGGCCGAGAGCTCGCGCGCCAGCTTGTCGCGGCGCACGACCTGGCCCATGACCGAGCGGAAGACGGCGGCCTCGTCCATCGCGGCGCTGCCCTTGTCGTCGTCATCCCTGGGCGGCGGTGTGCCGGAGTCGTCGTCCTTGGCGGCGACGGTCTTGCCCTCGTCCTTCTTCTCCTCCTCGGTCTTGCCGGGATCGGCATCGACCGCGGCGGCAGTCGTGGTGGTCGCGCCCGGGTTCGCGTGCTCCATGAGCATCTTGATCGCGGGCATGACCTGCTTGAACGCATCGAGTGCGGCTTCCAGCGTCATGCCGGAGCCGCCCTCGTCCTTCTTCTCGTCAGCCATGGATGGCTCCTTTTCAGAGGTGGTGGGTTGATCGATCGAGTCCAGGACGGCGACGTCCGGGCCCATGCGGCCGCTCATGACGAGCGCCAGGTGGTTGCCCCGGATCCGCCGCTGGATCGCGTCGTACGGCTGGCCCTTGAACACGCCGGGAGTCCAGTCGTACTTGCAGCGGTAGCCGCAGGACAACTCCCGCTTCCCGGCCTCGATCAGGGTGGCCATGGATTGGGAGAAGAGCTTCACGTTCCCGCGCAGGACGCCGTCGTCCGTGTCGGGGTCGAAATAGACGTCCTCGCCGACGACGCCCTGCACGCCCTTGCGCTCGGCGGGCATCAGGCCGGCCTCTTCCGGGCCCAGCATCACGTGGTTGTCGATCCACGGCAGCAGGCGGAAGCTCGCGATGGCCTCGGGGTCGGACAGCTCCTCGGCGGGCCGCAGGATCTGGAACAGGCGGTCGGGCTCGTCCGGTTTGCCGACCTGGCGGCCGCGGTAGGGGAACACACCGACCTTCGACAGCGGGTTGCCCTTGATCTCGAACCAGCCGTTCGTGTCGAAGTCGCGCGCGGACTCGTCCATCGCGACGTCATCGGGCTCGGTTTCGGGCTCGACCTTCGGCGCCGCGGCGGCGAGCGCCAGCGCGATCTGCTCGGCGACCGCCGGGTGCAGCGGCGTCGGCAGGTCGTCGGGCGAAGCCCAGCAGTAGCCGAGGCTCTCGTCATTGAGCACCGGCGCGAAGGCTGGCTCCGTGCACAGGAACAGCGCGAAGCCGTCGCGCTCCTCGAGCGGGGCGACGACATCCGGACGATGTCCCGTCTCTTCCATCGACTCGCGTGCGGCCGCCTCCAGACTGCCCTCGCCTTCCTCGATGCCGCCGGCCGGGAAGCTCCAGGTCAGCGGGTGCGCCTTCGTGGTGGCCGAGCGCTTGAGCAGCAGCACGCGGCCGTCGGCCACGTACGCGATGCCGGCGGCGGTGGGCGTGGTCTTCGATTCTTCGGTCATGGCGTCGCCAATGCGAAAGGCCCGCGCGCGGCGGGCTTTCGGGTGGTGTCGGTGGTGGTCAGTCCGCGTCGAAGCGGACGATCGGGCGCATCTTGCAGCGGCAGTAGATGGCGTCGCCCGGCTTGCCGCGCTGGCCCGTGCGCTTGTCGATCACGGGCGGGTCGTCGAGCCGATAGACGTTGCCGCTCATCGCGACGTGGTCGATGCGGGGCTCTTTCGAGCCCGCCACGTGCACCCACTCGTACTCCTGCACGCCCATGTCGACCATGCGCTGCGCCGTGATGCCGCTGTACGCCTTGCGCGTCTGATCCATCGCGACGTTGCGCGCGTGGCGCACGTTCTGCCGGTACGCCTTCTCCAGGAACGGCGTCAGATCCTTGAGGCCCTGGCCGGTGGTGATGGACCGCATGACCGCACCCTGCACCTTGGTGAGATAGGTCGTCGGGATCACCTTGATCAGGCCCACCGCCTCTGTCGTGCTCGCGTTGATGATGTCCAGCAGCGCCGGCGACATGGCCTTGGCGTTGAGCTGCACCGACTCGCTGATCTGGCGCAGCGACATGCCCAGCGTCACCGCGCTGTTCTGGATCGTGCGATCCATCATGCGCTTCGTCGCCTTCTTGGCGAGCCGGGCGAACATCGGCTCGTACTTGTCCATCAGCGCGTTGAGCTGGATCCGCGCCTGGCTGCTGATGTTCGAGAAGCCGGCGATGGCGCCCTCGCGAGGCGCCGCGTCGGCGGCGTCATGGGCCGCGTCGGCGAAAACGCGCACGATCGCCTTCTTCGTCTCGTCCGCCATGCGACGGATCATGGCCAGGATCGCGACCTCGAAGTCGTTCAGGATCGCCGCGTTGGGGCTCAGCACGCCCCCGCGCAGCGGCTCATTCGGCCGCGGGGTCGTCGCCATCGTCGTCGCCATCGTCGTCGTCCTCGCCATCGTCCGCTGGCGGCGCGGTCAGGTCGACGCCCGCGTACCCGCTCGACGGGTCGAGCGCGATGCGCTGGCGCTCCTCCTCGCTGCCGATCGCGCCGGACGACACGAGCGCCTGGCCCGTCTGCGCCTTCTTGAGGTTGAGCTCAGCCTGCTCGCCGGCCGTCGGGCTGTCGACCGGGCGCCATTCGACCGTCGTCTCGACGTTCTTCATGGCGGCGATCTTCGGCACCACCTCCGAGCGCATGACCAGCAGGTGGTGGCGCTCGACCAGCGGCGTGAGGTCGTGGGCCTGGATGCTCTCGAGCTCCTCGTGGTAGCTCGCCTCCTCGAACTCGCCGGTGGCGTTGAAGCCCTTGGGCGACGTGCCGAGCAGCTTCGTCGCCGGCACGTTCGCGGCCGCGGCGACGATCTGGTACTGCGTCATGATGACGCTGTCCAGGTCGGCGAGCGAGGTGTCGAACTGGGTGAACTCGTCGCCTTCCTTGTCGCCCAGCTTGATGGCGTAGTTGTCGCGGTACCGGGCCCAGTCGCCCATGCGCGCGATGCCCTCGTCGCCGAGCGCTGCGAACTTCGCCATGTCCGTTCGCCAGACGGTCGTGCGCTTCGTCTGCGCGAGCTGCGGCGCCTCGTTGGCGGTGCGCTCGGCACCGTAGACGCGCTCCATTATCCTCTGCGGCACCGGCACGCCGCCGTACAGGTACTGCGGCTTCAGCAGGTCGGGCACCTCGCTGTTGCGGAAGATCACCAGGTGCGAGCGGTGGTAGCGCTGGCCGTTGATCTGCCACCAGGTCGGCTCGTAGAAGTGCGCCGTGTCGGGCCGCGACGAGGCGGCCTGATCGAGCATCGGCGCCGTCCAGTACGGATCGACCTGCACGATGCCCTTGTACGAGTCGGGCGTGACGCCGTCCGGGTTGAACGGCTTCTCGTAGTACTCGGGGTCGGTGCTCTCGACCTTGAAGAGCGCGATGCGGATTCCGAAGATCCGGCCCTTGCGCACGAACTCCTCGAGCTGAGCATTCAGCTTCACCCGGCGGTCGGCCGCCTTCAGGATCTTGATCGCCTCGGGTGGGATCTCGTCACCGGAGGCACTGACGATGTCGAAGCCCTGCCGGATGGCGTCGCGGCCGGGCATGCCGCAGGCCTTGTCGATCAGCCAGTGCTGCGCGAGGATCGCCGCGAGCTGGTGGCCGATGAACGTCTGCGAGGCGTACCAGGCGGCGAGCACCTCGGGGATGTTCTGCGCGGTCGCTGCGAGCTTCAGCGCGATGCCGTCACCGTTGCCGTCGTCGTCCGCGGCGCCCTCGGGCACGTACTTCGGCAGCTCGCGCCGCAGGGCATCGAGGTAGTCGGCCACGCGCAGCGCGCCGCCGCGCCGCTCCGCCGCGTGCGTGCTCCAGAACGAGCCCGTGTCGCGCTCGGACGTGGGCGCGGGCGCCGGGGCCGCGCGCTCGTGGCGCCGGCCGAAGATCCACGACAGCATGCCCATCAGCCGAAGAAGCTCGTCTTCTTCATCACCGACGGCAGGAACGCCATGATGAAGGCGTCGCCGACGTTCGGCGAGGCGATGTCGCGCTTGGCGAGATCCTTCTTGCTCTCGACCTTCACGCGGCCGGCCGCGTCGTAGTCGCGGCGCGGCGTGCTGAGTTCGTCCATGAGCTGCTCCAGGTTCGGCATGTCCGCGTCGATGAAGATCATCTCGTCGTCGCGGAACTTCTGGCCGTTCGTCACGGCGTTGTAGGTGTTGCGCAGGCGGTCGGCGACGAGCCACCACGCCTGTGCCTTGATGTTCGAGAAGAAGTCCTTGTTCAAGACCTGCGACTCGCCGTACCGCGCGTCGGGCTTGAACACCGCGCCGCCGGCGAAGAACTTCTCGTGCTCGACCTTCGGGCCCGGCGTCGCGTTCAGCTCGTTGAACTTGGCGCCCGCGCTCGCGCCGACGCCGATCGCGTCGTAGATCACCTTGGCGCCCGACAGCCGCGCCGCGCTGTGCACGCGCGTGCAGGACTTGAGCAGCTCATCCTCGCGACCCTTCCAGATGTCGCTGGAGGTGGCCAGCGAGCCGATCGCATCAACGGTGGCGCACGCGTCCTCGCCGGCGTCGGCGATGTCGAAGCCCTTGCGCTTGGCGCCGGTGATCTCGATGCCGAGCTTGCGGTGCCCATCGACCGCGGCCAGCAACCACGAGCGCTTGATCACCGACTGCTCGTCGTTGGCGAGCGGCTCGCCGAGGTAGACGTGCTGGAAGGACTCGAGGTCGCGGGCCCGGTGGGCCTCGATGACGTCGAGCATCGTCTGCGACAGGAACGGGTTCTCGTCGTAGTTGATCTTGCGCACCAGCGTGCGCGGAGGCGGGTTCAGGACGAAGGTCTTGTAGGCGAAGTCGGTGGCCAGCTTCGGGTTGAAGACGATCCAGATCTGCGAGCCCTCTTTCCGAATCGTCGGCTCGAGGATTTCCCACTGCTCTTCCGTGAGGTAGTGCGCCTCCTCCAGCCACAGGACGTCGACGTCCTCGGTCGACTTCACCTCGGCGATGTTGCGGGCCAGGCCATAGAACAGGAACTCGGCGCCCGTCGCCCGGCAGATGATCTTCGAAGCCTGGACGTCGAAGCGGTCGCGCAGGCCGAACCGCTCGATCTGGATCTTGAGCAGCGCGTAGACCGACTCATCGATCCGGTTCTGGAACTGCCGGGTGCACAGGAAGCGCAGCTTCGACGAGTTGGCCAGGAACGTCGCGAAGCCCGCCGCGTCCCAGCTCTTCGATGAGCCCCGGCCGCCGTATAGGACGCGGTTCCGGTAACCCTTGGCCGTCCAGAAGGCCCGCAGTACCGGGTTCAGCGTCGGCTGATCAGCGGCCCCCATAGAAGAAGTCCAACCCTGCCGGCACGTTGGGCTTGTCGCCCGACTCCGGCGCCGTCGCCAGTCCGTATGCCTCGCGCTCCAGGCCGACCAGGTGCTTGAGCGTCTCGGCCAGGGCCTTCATGGTCTTCGTGCGCTCGGGCAGGCTGATCACCGCTCGGTACAGGTCGTTCAGCCGGTCGACGCCGTTGTCATCCTCGGCGCGCAGCATGTCGCCCAGCTTCTGCAGGAGGTCGAGCCGGCTGGTCTGGCCTTCGAGTTCCTCGAGCAGCGTCATGCACAGTGCCCGGGCCCGGCCGATGTCGCCGCGGTGCTGGCTGCGGATCTGCGCGATGACCTGGGCGTTGGCCTCGATCAGCACCCGCTCGGAAACCTGGGTTCCACTGGAAACCTGGGTGGAAACCGCCTCCCTGGAAACCAGCGCCTCGGCCTTCTGGTGGATCTTGGCGGACAGGTCGCGCGTCCAGCCCTGCGCCTTGGCCCGCTTGTTGATCGCCGTGTGGCTGACGCCATGGGCGACGCCGATCTCGCGCGTACTCAGGACACCGGCTCGGTAGTCCGCCTCGACCCGCTCCCAATCGGTCGTGCTCTTCGACGCCGAAGCGCTCGCAGGTAGCTTCATGACGCTCGTTTCCATTGCTCGCGCCGGGCTATCACGTCCTGACGGCTTGTGGTGTCTCCGACTCACGATTCACCTAGACTTCGCTTCGGCCTGCATTCGACGGGCTCAACCCGCCGCCGACGAGCGGCAATTCACCGGAGGAGAAATTTCGATGAACGCATTCCATCGGGCCGCTTTGGCGGCAGTGGCTGGCACCTGCTGCGGGCTCGCAACTGCAGGATCGGCCGAGGCGCACCTCGAGGTCTCAGATCTGACGCTGCAGGTACGCGCACTTCCCGGTTCCACCCAAGCACCCAGTCTCGCAATCTCCGGGCACTCGGATGCGTGGGCAGGCTTCGACATCTTCGACACCACCCGGCCCCCGGAAGGCGGCGGAGAATCCACGAATCAGCCGACGCCCTTTGCCCCGATCTCAGCATCGGGAAGGGGCACCGGCGTTGGTAGTTCCGTCGCGTACACCACGACGCCAACCGGCGGCCTACTGGTGGCAGACGCCTTTGTGATGCGCCCCGGTTGGATCGAAGCTGACGCCGCCGCCGATCTTGAGCAAGGCTCAGTGACGATCTCAGCCCTGACCGACTTCAGCGTGACTGCGAAGGTGTCCGAGTCGGCTTCTGTCACCGACACGAATCTCGCCTCCTGGGCGGCCTTCGCCGTCATCCTTGGCGATTACACCAGTGAGACGTTTGTCAGCGAAATTGCCACAACCGGGTCACCCGACCGGCTCGGCAATACCGTTGACCAGCTGTTTGCATTCGACTATCAGAACACCACCGATCACGCGGTTGAGATGCCCTTCGCGGTGGTCGGCTTCACCTCGGCCGTCGAGACGCCCGTCGATGAACCGACCTCGTTGGTGCTTCTCCTTGCTGGCACAGCGGTCTTGGTTGTCCGTAGTCGTACGCGCCTCAGTCTTCGTAGGCCCGCGGCGCTTCGATCCGAATGGGCCGGCTCAGCTTGCCTGTGATCTTCAGCGCCCACCCGGGGTTCTCGCGGCCCGCGGCGGCCAGCGCCGTGAAGCACAGGGCGAACATCGCCTCCGACAGCAGGAACAGCGGGATCAGCAGCGGCGAGCGCGGGTCGACCAGCGGCGCGGGCCCGTCCAGGTCACCCAGGTACACCGGGCAGACGCCGAACCAGCCCTTGTGCGTCAGCAGGGCGCTGTCGGCGGGCGCGCGCGAGGCCATCTCCTTACTGCGCCGAGGACGCGGCCGGCTGGACTTCGGGCGCAGACACGGCGGCCGGCTTGTGGCTGAAGATGTGCTCGCCGAAGGCGCGGAAGAACGAGGCCACCGCCACCGCGTCGTGCTCCAGCACGTTGGCGAGACTGGGCTCGACGGCCTTCAGCTTCGCCTCGATGGCGTCGGCCTGGGTGCGCAGCTCGTCGACCTTGGCTTGCATCGCCTCGCGGATGGTGGGCATGTCTTTCTCCTGTTGAGTTGAGGGTGCAGGCGCCCGCCGCACAGCGCCGGAGGAGGCCGGCCGGCACGTTCACTCGCGTCACCTGCTGCCGGCGATCTTTCGCACTCTGCGCGGCTTGTGCGGGCCGCTGCGCTCCGATGTGGCCCATGACCAAGCAGGTCGGCGGGAGTGGCCCGGGTGGCGCGTACTGCGGCGCTTTGGCCGCTCCCGCGGCAGTGGTCGAGGGCGCGCCTACTGCCCTGGCTTCGTGGGGCCAGTGGCCGGCTTGCGCCTGCTTCAGTTCGCCCTCGGGGGAGCGCCCGACATGCGGGTGCGCACCTACCCATCGAGCGCTGTTGGCGCGCTCCCCCGAAGGCACCCCTTACGAGGGTGAGGCGGCCGGCGCGGGCCGGCGCAGGTTGGGCGGCTCTGCCCGGTGCGTGCTACTTGAGCGTGCGAAGGGTGGAGGCAGGCCGCCCGAACTCGTCAGGCCTGCGCGGGCTCGTCGCGGTGGACCAGCTCGAGCCAGTCGCACTGGCCGAAGTCGACCTTGGCGCCCACCAGCGTGGCGGTGATCGGCCCGTGGCCCACGCGCTCGCGATGCACCTGGAAGTGGCCGTCGCTCAGGCACACCGCGTTGGCGAACGGCTGCTCCACCTTGCCGATGTCGCCAGCGTCGCGGCGCCGGACGATGCCGACGCGGCAGTTGCACGTCGGCGTACCGGGCGTGATGCCCAGCAGGACGCCGACGACGACGCCCGGTGTGTTGTAGACCTTGCCCTTGACCAGGTCGCCGACGCGGGCCTCGGTGCCGTCCTTGTAGTGCATGCGGTGCTCCGTGCGATGGATGAAATGGCCGGTCAGGCCTGGCGATCGGCGAGGCTCGCGCTGACGTTCACGCCCGCGCCGATCACGCCGACGCCGCTCGTCGTCACGTTGCCGTACATGCCGACGTGGATGTCGCGGGTCGCGTCGTCGGCCAGCGCGTCGATGAACGCGCAGGCGGCGGCGTGGGCCTTGTCCTGGTCGACCGCGTGCGCGGACTGGTGGCGCACCACCTCGGCCAGCTTGGCGGCAACCGCGTTCTTGGCCTCGGCCTTGTTCGCGGCGCGGACGGTGAAGGAATAGGACATGGATGGGCTCGCAATGAAGAAGCCCCCGGGGCGTTTCCACCACGGGGGCAAGCACGTCGCCTTCTCGGACTCTTGATGTGCCCGGCGCGGACGCACCTGTCCATCGACAGGGCCGTCTGCGGAACGGGCGCCAGGGGCAACCCCCTGGGGACAAATTCAACGCATGGGCCGTAGCACTGATGCGTCGCTGTGCTCCGGGATCGGCAGCACGTTAGGATTCTGCACACTGGCCGAAAGCACGATATCCGCGTTCCGCGCTCCGCTCCGGCGGATCAGGAACGAGACAACACGACCAGCCAGAAGGACGGCCAACACGAGGCGATCCTAAATTGTCCAACTGTACGAGGCATAAATTACGTTTGCGTCTCTGTACTTAAATCTTACCTGGGTTTCACCAGCAGGAAGTGCTGCGCCTTCTACCATGCCGTCGCCCAACATCTTCACGTGAAATGCACGCCCGAAGCCGATATTAACGTTGTGGTTTTGGACTTGAACGTTATCAGTATGCTGACCGAAGCCAACCGAAACGCCGCCGCCAATCATGTCAAGCCCTTGGTTTTCCCCGAGCGCGACTGCAGCATGAAGGCCGGTGCATGCTCCTGCAAAGTTCACCGTGCAGTGGGCCGCTTCGTTTGCGTGCCCCGCTTGCGCCGGATCGTTCTGAAAATACCAATGCATGGTCAGAATGAACTTTGCCTGCACCGTCTGACTGTCACTGACTCTCAGAATTCCGTTCTGAACAGAAGCATCATTCACGATCGCATGTCTGTAGCTTAGAGCAGCAATTCCGACTGACCACACGCCGAAATTTGGCGCAGCGGGTTGCACCTTGCTATTCTCACTGCTCGGCACGGAGGTACCGTCCGATCCAGTCGTGGCGCCGGTTCGCGGTGCGGATGCGCCACTTGCTGGTGTCGAAGCGGCCTGGGCGAGCACGGATGTGGAAACACCAAGCAATATGACAACCGCGAAGAGAGTCCTGTAGAACATAACAACCTCCTTAGTCCCCAGGAAACAATAGCAGCGCAGGCCGGAGAACGCTCAGCCAGATGTTAGGGATTGAATAGTGCGGCTTCTCGAGCTATTGACGATGCTTCTGTTCGTTGAGCAGCGATTTCTAAGCCAGACAGTCTCCCCATGAGAGGCCAGCAGTCACCAACCGCCTTTCTCCGCGTCTCGTAGCCGCTTCTTCGCTTCGCGGATGGCCGCGCGCTGATGCCCGAGACTGGTGGCCGCCTCGTCGACGATGCGCGACATCTCGAGCAGCAGCGAGAACACGAAAGCCCGGTCTGCGTCGTCGCGACCGACGCTGTACCGACGCATGCCCGTCGCCTTGCACGCGCGGCAGCGCTTCTGCTGCTCGCCGCGCTGGATCGAGCCGGTGAAGCCCACTCCTTGGCATGGCCGGCACTGCGGCGATAGGAAGACGTCCAACGCCACGCCGGCGAGCCGCAGCACTTCGCCGGTAGCCAGGCCGAACCGCATCGTCCTGGCGTGGTTCAGGGCGTGGTGCCCCAGCATCTCCTTCGCCGGCCTCAGCGACGGCAGCGCGGTGAGTATCAGGAGGTGATCAGTGAGCGCCTGCCCCTCGGCGGCCTTGTTGATAGCCGCCGCTCGCTGCTCCGCGGTCGACCGCACGACGCCATCTTCGTCGACGAAATTGCCCTTCTGGCGCGCCGCCTCGATCTCCTGCGCGCGCAGCCGCGCCTCCGCCGCCCGATGCTCGCCGCGCACAGTGTCGTACTCGACGCGCAGACGGAGGAGCTCGCTCGCCAGCCCCTTGCCGGATAGGCCGGCGGCGACGAGCCAGTCGACGTCGCCCGCCGTCTCGCGCAGGCGTAGGTTGCTGGACTGGACGGCGCTGCCGTAGCGCTCGGCCAGCGTCACTGGTTCGTCGGTGGTACTCCTCATGCTTTCGTTCCCTTCTTCTGCGCACGCTTGGCGCGATCCATTGCATTCGCCGCGGGCGCCGGGCCGTCGCACGGCACGCCCATGGCCTTCAAGACCTTGAATCCGTCGTACTCCGAGCGGTCGATCGTCATGACGCACGCCGCGGCGTCGCCGACCGCGATCCCGAGCAGTACCACCTCGGTGTAGCTGTCCGCGTCGCTGATGACCGTGATGCGGTCGCCGCGGCCGCGGGCCGCCTCGACGCGGGCCCGCAGCGCCTCCTCGGGCGTGGGCATCTGCTCAGCTTTCACAGGACGCCCTTCTCGAGGAGCCGGCCCAAGCTGCGGAAGTGGCCCATGCACCACGCGAGGTCGATCTCTTCGCGGGTCAGGTGCGGCGCCGCGATCTGGCCGTCGTAGGCGCCGTCGCAGGCGGTACAGGCGATCGCGCCGCAGACGTCGAGCGCCTTCGTCGCCATGCTGCGGCCGGCGTCGCCCAAGCGCGCGCCCCAGCG